CATGAGCGTATAGGGACGGGGATACTGTTCTGTATTGACGAAGGATGCGCCGGGTCCTCCACCCAGCATCCTATATAGTTGGGCGACCGAGTAAGACTCCTGTTCCTGGTTTGTAAGGCACACTCTCATATTTAGGGTCTCTCCGGTCTCCCTCTGAATGGTCTGACCCCCCATCTGCAATTCCGCGTATTCTATCATGGCGTGTCCCTGGTTAACGCCAGTGGACTTGGCACTATCGTAGATTATGCACGCGAATATCCTGGTCACGAAGTCGCCGTGCCGGGGAAGGGTAAATGTTCCGGAACCTCCGAAAGCGATTCTCTTAAAATCGGTATTGAAGGTCTGGGTAATGAAATTAGTCTTCTTGGTGAAGACCGAAAGGAAAGGTGTTTCTTCCCTCATAACTAATAAAAAGCCATCTTATTTTTTAAACATAATAGCGAGGATGCTTTGGCCGACCTCCTCGATGGACATTGAGGTCATTATCTTTCTGGCGGCATCGTCTCCGCTGGTTTCCAGGTCACCCAGGTAGACCTTCTCCAGTCCCCTCGCCAGTCCCTCCACGCTCGGCATGACCCACCATGCGTTCTGGGTCTGGTTGTAGGCCCTCTGAATGTAGGGAACGCTCACCCCGTGAAAGCAGTAGTCGTCCATGGCGCCGAAGCTCGTGGTGACCACGGGAACCTTATAGTACTGGGCCTCCAACTGAGGAAGGCCGAACCCCTCGGCCCTGGATCCACACAGGTATACGTCCGCCGCCAGGTACATCTGTTGTAGGGTGGATTCGTCTACCGTATTCTCCGTTATCTTCACGTCTCCACTTTTCAATCCCAGAGATTTGATTAGGTAGTTCATGTCATAGATGGGCGTCTGATTTAGTGTGGGTGCGTGAATCCAGAGGATGGCCTCGGGACATTTTTCCTTGAAGAGCTTGAAGGCCAGAAGGGTGGTGTCCATGGACTTCCTCCCACTCATCTCGTAATTTCCCGAATTGGTCAGCACCACGTAGCGACCAAAAAGTCCGAAGCGTTGCTTTACGATCTCCTTGGTCATCCCTGGATGGAGGGGAGTTCTGAATTCCACTATGTGTGGAACCACTATCGATTCCTTTTCGGCCTGATTGATGACCCTATCCGATGTGGAGGGGCAAAGGGATAGGATCGTGTCGAACTTCTTTAGGGCGGACAGTGTGGGTTCGTCAATGGGATCGTAGTGGAGGGGAAACCAGATGTAAGAAGGACATGCGAATTTGGCATCGGTTTTTCCATTTATAATGAATATATCCTGAATAGCAATGAGACGATTGGCTCCACATCGCCTGATGCATTCATTGAAATCCTCCACCTCCAACTGGCACGGGAATTTTTCCTTGAAGTTGGTTATGAAGGTGACCTCGGGTCGGTCTAGAAGTGCCTGAGACCATGGGTCCCTGTTCTCATTGCTCATGATGTTGTTCTCCACCAGGTCCCTGTAATTGATGACCCCCACGTGCTTTATTCCACAGATTGCCCACATGACCACCGTGACTGTGTGTCCACCTGCTATGAATATATCGATGAGGTACTTTATCTGTCCGGGATAACCTCCCTTTGCTCCCTCAAATGGTGTTCCGTTGCTCGAAATGAGGACGTGCATTTATTCTACATCACTTAATAATTCGAGCTCTTCTGGCGTGACGAAACCCTCTATATTTTCGAAGTCCTCGTCCCAAAGGGCCACCATCTCTTCGTCCACCCTAAGATGTGAACGGACCATTTCCTCGTAGTAGTCTGGCAATTCTTCGAAGTATTCCTCTACGTCTATGTACTCTCCACATATCAAGAATTCCCTGACCTCGATGACCTCGATGAAGGCGTCGTAGGAATGAAACTCCACCCACATGTAGTCCTTGTAGCACTTATGGAACCACCTTTGATCGTACATCTTGTCCTCGAATTCGTCGGCGTAGTCGTGGTGCTTTACGAAATCTATGTAGGCAAGGGGGCACCTCCCCGTTATCTCCCTGGTCTTCCACTTCCTCATGTCTATACTCCTACACGAGTGGCACAGAGACGAACTCCTCTTATTCCTACAATAGTATTTCCTCAAATACAAGTTTATGGGTATTTTCATCTCTTCGCCGTAGCGTTCCAGACAAAAGTCCACAAACTTGTTTTCGCTTTTCCATCCCACTGGAACGTCACACCACGTACATTTGGATGTGGGAACCAGCAACATTCTATCTAATCTTTTAATCTACCCTCTAAGGCTACCAGTATTTCACTCATATACAAAATTTATAATTACCCTTCTCTTTTGGTCTGTGCATCCAATTGCGGTGTGCTCCATATTTCCCGAAAAGGTCACCATTCTATTTTCAACACTTTCCACCTTCCTTCCGTTCTTGAATAGCGTGTATCCATTGTTTGTATTCAAATAGAAAATAGAGGAAAAATATGGTTTTATGAAATTTGGAAAATCTTCATGAAAATTTTCACTATTTGGTATTGGCTTATAGGTATTTAAATTTGCCTTTATTCGCAATATTTTATAGGGATCAATTTTTTTCAGTAAAGATGTCAAATACAATTTTCCCTCATTCACCCATCCTCGGTCGTTTTCGTAAAAGGAATGAACGAACTGAAATATTTCAATGTCATTGACTTCGTGATCATTTACCACTACGTCATTGAAGAACCAAGGAAATCCCTTTCCCATAATTATATTTTTTAAATTATTGAATTCTTTATCCGGTAGATAGTTGTCGGTTATTTTTATCATTCTAAATTATCATAGTATTATTTTTTTAAACCATCCCGTCATGATATATTTATCTCCCGAAAGGGGAGTGAGACCCTCGTGAACGTGCGTCCAATAAGGTGGAAAGAAAACAACCTTTCCCCTTTCTGCCGAAACGGTCACGCCTTGGTTTAAAAAGTGTGTTCCTCCCCCATCTTTCACGTCATTTAGATAATAGATGAATGCGATAAATCGATTGCAAACCGAGGGATGATGATCGTTGTCAATGTGTGGTATATAACATAAATCTCCCTTTGTCGTTTTTTGAATTTTTATTGTATCGATTTCGATTGAAAAATCAAACAATTTCAAATCCCTAAAATCATTCATCAATTTAGTGTGTAATTTTTTATATATATTTCCATATATTTCTGGATAGTCATCTATATTAATAAATAAATCTATTGAATTCTTTACAAGAGGATTATGAATATAGTTTCCAAAGGTCCCTGGCTCCTTTCTGACGTCCCTTTCGAATAGTTCGATGAGTTCTTGGCATAAGGAAGGTTCAAATGCATCTTGTTTTTGTATTATCATTAACTAATTAAGTGGATTTTTTTTCACCCATCCCACCGCGATATACTTGTCTCCCGAAAGGGGAGTGAGACCCTCGTGTTCATGGGTCCAATAAGGCGGAAAGAAGATGACCTTTCCCTTTTTTGCCTTGACGGTTTTATTCTGCGAAGTGAAATGCGTCTCTCCACCCTCCTCCACATCATTCAAGTAATATATGAATGTAAGATTTCTAAATAAATTTTCATAACTTGAGTTCGTATTATCCACGTGAGGTTTATAACATACGTCGCCAGCAGATGTCTTCTGTATTTTGAATGAATCTATTAATATATTTTTATCACATGCGTATTTTTTTATGACTTCATTTTCACATAGTTTATTTATGTCGATGACAAGTTGATTATGAAGTTTTTTAAATATATAACCGTACTTTTGGGGATCGGATTCTACATCTATAATAATTTCTTTTGAATTTTTTATTGTCTTGTCCACGACATTATTTCCAATCATGCCATCCATTTTATCCGGGTCGTTATTAAAAAATTTAATAAGCTCGTCGCAAAAATCCGAGTCCATTGAATTTTCGTATTCATAGATGAAATCCATTTACTAATCTACTTTCATAATTTTTAACACATTTTTTACACAATCAATTCTTTCCGTGAGTTTTGGTGTGTCGTTGGTTCCATCGCAAAGCACGTATCCCTCTGGAATATCTTCCGGAATGCCATACCATTCTATGATAGAATATGGTACAATTGTTTTCTTTTTCAAAGTATTAATATAATTTATAATAAATGGTATGAAATTTATATAGTTAATTGCTTTATAATCGGTTAAACATATACCCGACACTGCAATAGTTTCATCCCTTGTCATCATATTCTCGTCATAATCGACTTCCACGAACGTGGCATCTCCATCGTATATAACACTTTTCACCTTTTTTGTTATGTAATCATTATTTTCATTCTTATTAATGAAATCTAAAAGGGACCCCACGATGATGATTTCGGGATCGGAAGATACGATTTTAACTTTAATGACATTGTCCGTTAATGTATACTCAAAGAAATCATTGTAATTTTGTACGTGTTCCGTGCCAACATTATCCACAAGTTCTGGGAAAATTTTTTGAACTTCCTGTGCGATGAAACCATATGATTGTTTATTCGTATTTTTCCACTTGAATTCAACAGACCTCAATTTACCCATCAAAGACGCAATTTTATTTGAATCAAGATCCCTTATATGCTTCTT